TGTTTGAAGACGGTGGTCTTATGGAAGAAGGTGGTACAACAGACCCTGAATCTGGTAATGATGTACCAGTTGGCTCTACACAAGAAGAAGTACGAGATGACATTCCTGCACAATTAAGTGAGGGTGAGTTTGTACTTCCAGCAGATGTAGTACGTTATCATGGACTTGAAAAGATTATGGCACTGCGGGATGAGGCTAAAATGGGTCTTTCTCGTATGGATGCAATGGGTCAAATGGGTAATTCTGAAGAAGCAACTATTCCTGATGGTGTTCCTTTTGATATCAATGACCTTGACATAGAAGATGAAATGGGCGATAATAGTGAATTAGAAATGCAGGTAGGTGGTTTTGTACAACCGCAAGGATTTACTGGCATTCAATCAACACAACCTTCACAGTTTCAAAACTACCAACCTCAATATACGCCATATCAGCCTGTACCTATGCAGCAAACATATACACCACCAGTACAACAAACTATTCCTACTACAGCACAACAAACACAAGTGCCTAGTTTTCAAAGTTTTATACAACCTGCTGCTGGTATGGCTCCTGAAAATCGTGAGTACATTAATCCTGAAACTCAAGAACGTCGAATTATTACGTTTATAAATAATAAACCTACAACTGCTATTCCACTAGGTTTTGTACCTTCTAAAGAGTATAAACCAGAACAAGTTGCGGAAGCTACAACTGCACCTACTCAAGTACAAACAACACGTGTAGCAGATGGTGGTGGTAGAGATGATAATGTATTAATTGGTGGTATAACACCTACTGAAATACAACAAGGCAAAGCTGAAGCAAAAGATAGGTATGCTATTACAGGCTCTCGTGGATTAGATGTATTAAGCCTTTTTCCCGGTGGTAATTTTATAAAGAATATGTTTGATGTTCAAGGTCCTACAATAGGGGCAAAAGCACCTGAACCTATGGCATTTGGACCACAGCAAATTCAAAGAATGGAATATGAAAAAGTTCTTGGCACAGGCATTACTGGATATGTAGGTTATGAAAAGGGCGACTTAGACCCTATAACTGGTGGTGTTTTTAATGAACATGGCATTGCTGTTGGTAGAGATGGCGGTCAAACACGAGGTCCTCAAGGAACTTTTAGTTATGCTTCTATTGGTGATTTTTCAAAGGCTATAGCTGCAGGTAATAAAAGTGGTTGGCGTGGTGGTTTATTATCAGATGAAGCAAAAAGTAATTTAAGTTCAGTTGCAGCAGCAAACTACTCTAAGTTTGAAAAAGAACTAGAGGCTGGGCAAGATAAACCTAGCAAACCTGATACATCAAAATCTTCTAGTCCTTCTGCACCAACATCACAAGGCGGTGGTAAAACCGGAGTATCTTTAGGTAGAGGAGAGGATAGTCCCGGTGCAGCACGTGATTCTCGTGACTTTGGTGGCGGTGGTCCTGCATCAGAAAAAGGTGGGTATAGTGGTAGCGGAATGGGTGCTGGAGTAGGAAGCACTGCTGGCTCAAAGCAAGGCGGTCCGGGTTCTATGAATAAGGGTGGTTTAGCAAATAAAAAACCTAAACCTAAAAAGATGAAGCGTGGTGGTCTAGCTTCTAAGAAATAAATAGACTACATTAACTGGCTACCTAACCCCCCTAACACGGCATACGGTTAGCCCCAGCAAGGAGAAGACATAATGTCTGAAACAATTATGGCTGAAGAAATGCAGCCGGAAAAAAAGATTGCGTTTGCAAATCGTAAGTATACTAACGAAGAAAAACGTAAGATGGAAGAAGAAGAACTACAAAAGATGATTGAGGAACAGCAAGGTGAAGCAGAGGCTAAACCAGAAGAACCTCAAGAAGCTGAACCAACTAACGCAGAAGAAAAAACATTTAAAAAGCGTTACGGTGACCTGCGCAGGCACATGCAGGAAAAAGAAACAGAGTTTCAAACACAATTGGATGAACTCAAAAAACAACTAGATAGTGCTACACGTAAAGAAATTAAACTGCCTAAGTCTGATGAAGACATTGAAGCATGGGCAAAAGATTATCCAGATGTAGCAGCTATCGTAGAAACAATTGCTATCAAAAAAGCTAAAGAGCAATCATCTGCTCTTGAAGAACGTGTAAAGGCAATTGATGATATGCAGTCGTCTGCAAAGAAAGAAAAAGCTGAAGCAGAACTAATGCGTATACACCCTGATTTTGGTGACATTCGTGACAGTGATGAGTTTCACGAGTGGGCTGAAGAACAACCTAAATGGGTACAGGATGCATTGTATGATAATGACAATGACGCAAGGTCTGCTGCAAGAGCAATTGACCTGTACAAAGCTGACAAAGGTATTTCTGAAAAGAAACCTGCCAGCAATAAAGATGCAGCGAAATCAGTTGAAACACGTAACTCACGTAGTAAGCCTCAAAATGATGAAGCATCTACGTATTTACGTAATCTCAAGTTCAAAAGATGTCTCCTCAAGAGTATGAGAAGAAGTCTGATGAAATCATGGAAGCTATCCGTAGTGGTAAATTTATCTATGATATGTCTGGTTCTGCCAGATAAATTAAAAAAAGTGTTGACAAACAGTTTACTTTAAGTATAACTAGAGTCACATTAGTGTAAGTGGGTTAGCTACTTGCTTACACATTCTCGCAAACATACATTCTTATGGATTACCTGATAAACATGGCCCGTTAAATAGTTGGGCGGCCACCTAGCTACGCTACGCACCCATTGTAACTCAGCCTCTAATTAGTTTAGTGAGTTTGCATCTGTTGAAAACAATGCCAATTAAATGGAGATTATATCATGGCTTTTAATACCGCAGCTGGGTATGGTAATCTTCCTAACGGTAATTTTTCACCCGTAATTTACAGCAAACAGGTGCAGCTTGCATTCCGCAAGGCAGCTATTTGTGAAGCAATCACAAACTCCGACTACTTCGGTGAGATTGCAACTATGGGTGATTCCGTTAAGATTATCAAAGAACCCGAAATCACAGTTAAGGCTTATGCACGTGGTACAACAATCACACCGCAAGACCTTGATGACGAAGACTTCAGCCTAACAATTGACAAAGCTAACTACTTTGCATTTAAGGTTGACGACATTGAAGAAGCACACTCACACGTTAACTTCCAGTCTCTGGCAAGTGACCGTGCTGCGTATCGCCTAGCTGACCAGTTTGACCAAGACGTTCTTGGCTACCTAACTGGTTTCAAACAGTCTGCAATTCACGGCACACCAGATACAGTTAACGATGTAGTCAATGGCTCAAACGCTGTTGGTTCTACAACTGACGAACTACTTGCATCAATGAAAATTGACGCGGCAGATTTCGGTGGTTCTGGTGGTGATGCACTTGCACTTCAGCCACGTACTGGTGGTGCAACAGACTCAACTCCTGCAGCTGGTGATACTTTCCCACTGACAGTCATTGCTCGTATGTCACGTCTGCTAGACCAGCAGAATGTGGATACACAAGGACGTTGGTTGGTAGTTGACCCTGTATTCATGGAACTGTTGAAAGACGAAGATTCTCGTCTGTTCAATGCTGACTTTGGTGGTTCTGGTCTTCAGAACGGTCAAATTGGTACGCAGATTCATGGCTTCCGTGTCTATACCTCTAACAACCTACCAGCAGTTGGTACAGGTCCTTCCTTTACAGGAACGAACTCCTCAACTAACTATGGTATGATTGTTGCAGGACATGACTCAGCGGTAGCAACTGCAGAGCAAATTAACAAAACAGAAACATATCGTGACCCTGACAGCTTCGCTGACATTGTTCGTGGTATGCACCTGTACGGTCGCAAGATTCTTCGTCCAGAAGCACTTGTGAACGCTAAGTACCATTTAGCATAGGGGAGATTTAAAAAATGGCTACAATTACTGCTACTCTTGCTCCTGCTATGGGTAATTCCCAACGTGGACGCAATCCGTATATGGTTGAGCAGGTAATTAACCTTACTGCTAACAGCATTAATCCTAACGGTGACGTAGTACAGTGTATCACTGTTCCTGCAAACACCAAGATTCTTGCTGCTGGTTTTCAGGTTACTTCCAGTGCAACTCAGAATACGGGTACTGACGCAACCGCTACCCTTGGAACGGGTGCAGATGCCGATGAGTATGTAACAGCGTTTGACATTGACGGTGCTGCTGATGGTGCTTATGCACCTAGCGTAACTGTCTCTGCTGACCTTGTTATTGGCTCTGCGGATACTCTGGACCTTACCCTCGCTGGTAGTGGTGCATCCTTTACTGCTGGTGAGATTCGTGTCTTTGCCGTAATGATGGATGTAAGCGCAATGGGTGAAATGGAAGCCGCTGACGTGGCTCGTGACGCTCTAGCTTAAATAATTGAGGGGGCAGGGTAACTTGCCCCTTCATCTCTATTTTAAGGATGTATAATGGCATACACATATCTTGACATTACTAATGAAGTTCTTGCTCGTTTTAACGAAGTTGCTTTAACAAGTGCTTCGTTTTCTACTGCCAGAGGTTTTCAAACACAATGTAAGAACGCGGTAAACGATGCCATTAATTATGTATTTCAACGTGAGTTTGGTTGGGGTTTTAGCCACGCTGAACAAACAAAAACATTAGTCGCAGGTACTACTCGTTATGCTTTTGATAGCACAGTATATCATGCAGACTATGAAACATTTAGAATATCAAAAGATGCTACCCTTAGTGTGTCAGGCGTTAGCTTGCGTGTCTTAGATTACAAAGAATATGTAGATAAATATATTGACCAAGAGACAACAAGTGACGTAGGCGGTGTGCCTATTTTTGTGTTTAGAACGCCTGATAATAACTACGGTTTATATCCATACCCAGACGCTGCATATACACTAAAGTTTGATGCCTATATAAAACCTACAACACTATCAGCTGCTACAGATGTACCATTAATACCTGAACAGTTTCGGCAGGTGCTTGTAGATGGTGCTACTGCTTATGGCTATCAGTATCGTGGTGAGGCACAGCAGTATGGAATTAACTTTGCACGTTTTGAGGATGGAATTAAACATATGCAGAGTTTGTACTTAAACAGCTATGACTATATAAGGTCTACTTATTTACCAAAATCACAGAGATACGGTACTTCTATATTTCCATCAGGAGCATAAGACATGGCTGATGAATCAGGACTTAGCCCCTTTGTCTTTGCTTGTGAAGGTGGCCTAGTATTAGACCGTTCTACCTTTGCTATGCAACCCGGCATGGCTTTAGAACTACAGAACTTTGAGCCAGACATTAAAGGTGGTTATCGCCGTATATCTGGTTACGCAAAATGGAATACAAACATTGTTCCACAAGATGCAAGTGCTTCTGAAAAAGTTCTAATGTGCGCACATTTTAATAGTAAAGTTATTGCAGCACGTGGTGGTAAGATACACGAAGCTGGTAAAACAGGTTCTTGGTCACAAATAGATACAGGTAGAAGTAGTGCTGGAAAGTATACACACTTTCGCTATAATCTAGCTGGTACAGATTTTATTGTGTGGGCTGATGGTGCAAACCATGCAACAAAGTATGATGGCAGTACAGTAACAGATTTAAATGCCACAGGCGCACCTGCCAATCCAAAATTTGTAGTTGGCTTTAAGGACGCACTATTCTTTGCTGGTATGTCTAGTACCCCACAAGCAATTACTTTTACTGCGCCTTTTACTGACAATGATTTTAGTGCAGCAAATGGTGCAGGTACTATAAATGTAGATAGTAAAATTACTGGATTGTTTCCTTTTCGTGATGCACTATACATTTTTTGTGAAGAACGCATATTTAAATTAGTAGGTAATACTATTGCTGACTTTGTAGTACAACCTGTAACTAGAGAAATTGGTTGCGTCAATGGTTTTACTATTCAGGAATTTGCTGGTGACTTAGTATTCTTAGGACCGGATGGACTGCGTACAGTTGCTGGTACAGAAAGAATTGGTGACGTTGAACTTGGTACAATTAGTAGACAGATACAGCAACGGTTTGAAGGTTTAAATGATGTTGCTGAATATGATAGCGTAATTATACCAGACAAAACTCAATATCGTCTTTTCTTTTCAGACACTGATATTACACGAAATAATACTAAAGGTGTGATTGCTGTGCGTAAGGGTGACGCTTACGAGTTTTCAGACTTAAAGGGTATCCGTCCTAGTTCTACAGATTTTGTAGTTACTGGCGGTGAAAGCATAGTTCTTCATGGCGATTATGATGGATATGTATATCGTCAAGAACAAGGCAACGATTTTGATGGTAACGTAATTACTGGCAAATATCGTTCACCAGATTTATCAATGGGTGATGCTGGTATCCGTAAAACATTTCAGCGTGTAATTATTAACTATGCACCTGAAGCTGCTGTGAATGCAGACTTGTTTGTACGATACGATTATGAAGCACCTGATGTAGCAAGACCTGCTGCATACCCGTTTGATACCGCTACTGTAGTTGCTATCTATGGCACATCTGCATATGGTACAGCAACCTACGGTGGACAGTCAAACCCACTTGTACGACAATCAATTGAAGGTAGTGGGTTTGCAATAGCACTACGAGTAAACGACAGAGGAGCATCCGCACCTTATTCATTACGCGGATTTCAGTTAGAATTTGACGCAGGAGCAAGACGCTAATGGCAGGTTATACTAGACAGTCTTCATATACTGATGGAGATATTATTGATGCAGCTGATAGCAATAATGAGTTTGACCAACTCGTAAACGTCTTTAGCAATACAACAGGTCATAAACACAATGGTACAGCAGCTGAAGGTCCAGTCATTGGTTTGATTGGTGACCCCGGTGTTGCTACGCCTAAAAACAAAGTTGTTGTAGATGACACAAATAATCAAATTGAATTTAGTATTGATGTATCTAGCACATCTACTGAACAGTTTGTAGTTAAAGACGGTGTAATTGAACCTACTACTGATAGCGATATTGATTTAGGTTCTAGTGGTAAAGAATTTAAAGACCTTTATATTGATGGTGTTGCATACGTTGACAGCATTGCAATGCCGACTACTACAGTCACGGATATACTAGATGAAGATACTTTATCCTCTAACAGTGCTACGGCGTTGGCTACACAGCAGTCGATTAAAGCATATGTGGATACGACAATTACAGCGCAAGACCTTGACTTCCAAGCAGACTCAGGTGGCGCACTTAATATCGACCTTGACAGCGAGACTCTCACGCTTACAGGTGGCACAGGCATTGATACTAGCGGTTCAAGTAATACTGTTACTTTTGCTATTGACAGTACTGTAGCTACCCTTGCAGGTTCACAATCATTAACAAATAAAACTATTGATGTTGATAATAACACTGTATCTAATATTGAGGTAGACAACTTAAAGTCAGGTGTTCTTGACACAGACTTGTCTAGCGTTGCTGGTACAGACACTACACTAGCATCTGCTAAAGCTATTAAAGCATACGTAGACGCACAGGTAACTGCATCTGACCTTGACTTTCAAGGTGATAGCGGTGGCGCACTTAGCATTGACTTAGATAGTGAGACACTAGACATTGCTGGTGGCACAGGCATTGATACCTCTGGTTCTGGTAACACACTGACTGTTGCGATTGACAGCACAGTAGCTACGCTTACTGGCTCACAGACGATGACAAACAAAAGCCTGACAGCACCTATTCTTACAGGTTCAGCTTCTGCTGCTGGCTCTATCCTCTTTAAAGAAGACACAGATAATGGCACAAATGCAGTAACACTTATTGGTCCTGCTTCTACAGCAGATGTAACTGTTACACTGCCAGCAAGTGCTGGTACAGTTGCATTGACTTCTGACATACCTTCTTCTGGTATATCTAGTGGTAATGTAGCCACCTTTACTAGCGGTGCAGCAGACAACGACTTCCTACGTATTGATGGTACTGCTATTGAAGGGCGTTCTGCAGCCGAAGTGCTTTCTGATATAGGCGGTCAAGCATCGCTAACCTTTGGCATATCAAACACCAATGCCGTAAAGATTGACAGTTCTTCTGTTGCTGATGATGAGTATGCACGGTTTACCGCTAGTGGGCTTGAGAGTAGGTCTACGTCTGAAGTGTTATCCGACATTGGCGCACAAGCGTCTTTGACATTTGGTATTTCAGATACTAATGCTGTCAAGGTAGATAGTTCCTCTGTAGCTGACGATGAGTATGCACGATTTACCGCTAACGGTTTAGAAAGTCGTTCAACTGCAGAAGTTCTTTCAGATATCGGTGGTCAAGCATCCCTAACCTTTGGTATCTCAAATACTAATGCAGTTAAAATTGATAGTTCATCTGTAGCGGATGATGAGTATGCTAGATTTACTGCTAATGGACTTGAAAGTAGGTCAGCATCAGAAACACGTACTGATATAGGACTAGGTAGTGCCGCAGTATTGACTGCAGGTACATCCGCTAACAACGCTGTACAGTTAGATGGTTCAGCAAGACTACCAGCAGTAGACGGTTCACAGTTGACTAACTTACCCTCTGCTGGTGCAACTGCTGGCTTTGCAGTGGCTATGGCAATTGCATTATAGGGTTGACAAAGTAATACAAGTATGATATAATTATGTATATTACTAATTAGGAGTAATTATGGCACAGGATTTTGAAAGAAACATTGCAAGGAATGTTGGTACAAGCGCAGTAACATTGCGTACAGCCAACTCTGATGATGCGCTTATTGGTATCAACATTGCTAATGTTACAACCACACAAATCTTAATGGATGTGTTTATTAACGATGGGTCTAATGACTACTACATTGTTAAGGATGCACCTATTCCTGTAGGGTCAGCCCTGCAAGTATTAGATGGCGGTGCAAAAGTTGTAATGCAAGCAAGTGACGTACTTAAAGTACAAAGTGATACCGCATCTAGTGCAGATGTTTGGGTCTCTGTAGTTGACACTATCAGCGCATAGGGAATAAAAAATGCCTTACATTGGACAAAAAGTTCCGGGTTCCTATCAAGCTACTAAAGCTGTACAACGCTTTAATGGTGACGGTAGTGATACTACGTTTACCTTAACTACCACAGTTTCTTCTGTGCAGGATGTGTTGGTTTCGGTAGATGGTGTCGTTCAAGACACTGCCGCATACACTATTCCTGATGGCACTACACTAACATTTACTGCTGCTCCTTCCTCTGGTACAGGTAACATCTTCGTAAACTACCTAGCACCACAAGTAGGTACGATTACACCAGCCGCTGAGAACAAAGGTAACTTTAAAGCTGGCGGTCTATTTCGTACCAACGCACAATCCCTAACCGCAAACACAACTATTCTTGCTACTGAAAACGCTAACGTAACTGGACCGCTTACCATAGCATCTGGTGTAACATTGACCGTAGATAGCGGTGGAACATTGGTGACGTTATGAGTACACTAAAAGCAGATACCATCCAGAACACATCTGGCGGTGCAGTCACGCTGACCAATCAGAGTGCGGCGAAGGTGTGGTGGTGTATTGATGGAACTGGTACAGTAGAATTTAGAGACAGTTTTAATTGTTCTTCTGTAACCGATAACGCCGCTGGTGATTATACAACAAACTACACAAGTAGCATGAGCAGTGCTAACTATGGCAGTGGCTCACAAGGGAGACGAGACCCAGCGGTATCAGATAATGGAAACCTTGTATCTAATATGGCTGGTGCTGCACCTACATCTTCTTCTATGAGGCAAGATTGTGCACGAGCAGATTTTGCTGGCTCTGAAGACCTTGACAGATGCAATGCAATAGTATGCGGAGACTTAGCATGAGTACCATCCTAGTTGACAATCTCACAGGCAAGACCTCTGCTGGCTCTATTACGGTGACGAGCGAGTCCGGTGCGGCTACTCAGTCCTTGCAACAGGGGCTGGCGAAGGCTTGGGCTAGTTGGAACTCCACAACAACCGTGCAAGATAGCCTTAATATCTCATCGTTGAGTGATAGTGGCACAGGGGTAACGGTTAATAATTTTTCATCGTCATTTTCTAATGCGTTATTTTCAACTAGTGGTTCACACGATAGACTTGGGGGCAACATAAATTCTTTTTTGGTTAATGCGTTTGGAACGGCTTCTGTGACAACTAGTACATATACAAACGCTGGTGCTATTGACGCTTCTGTACTAGCATCATCCAATGTTCACGGAGACTTAGCATAATGGCTGGAACAATAGTAGCGGATACACTGACCCACTCAACCGCAGGGTCAATCGCCACGAACTATGTTGTCGATGGTAGTGCGAAGGCGTGGGTGAACTTTAATGGGACTGGAACTATTGCAATTTTGTCCAGCTTAAATACGGCAAGTCTGACTGACAGAGGAACTGGTGAATACACTGCAAATTATTCTAGCAATATGAGTGACGCAAAT